TAACTATGCCTCCGCTATTTCTTTAGGCGGTCGTCCACGACGCTTGGGTGCGTCTCCCAACAACTGCGCCATCTGCGACTGCAGTTCGGCCAATTGCTTCTTGGTATCTTCCAACTCTGCACTCGCGTCTGACCGATTCTTGCGATTGAGGTACTGGCGGGCGCGTTCACGCAAACCCACGCCACCCATGCCAACACGCTGCAACTGCCCGTCTGACGCCAGCGCCAACTGTTCTACGGTGACAAACTTGAGGATTGCCAACTCGGCAATCTGGTCACGGTTGATTTCCTCTGGGGCATCCTTATGCCAATGCGACAGCGGGGTGCCGATCTGCTCTGCGGCGCTTTCGCCCTGCTGCATTTGGTAATACAGCCATTGGCGCGGGAAACGCTCTTTGTGGTCGTCACGGCAGGGCTGGTCAATGATGTTGGTCTTGTCGCCCGGTGCCATGATACGCACATAAGTTTTGCCCTCGTTTGCGCCAGAGTCCTTGGTGTAAAACTCAACGTGCAGTTGGGCGTCGGCATTGTTTACATCGCTGTCTAGCATTGTCCTTGCTCCTGTGGGGATTACAGGTTGTTGACCTGTGTGATGGTACAAATGACTGAAGGAATCGCAGGCCAAACGCTTGTGGTGCTGGCTGCGAGGATTCTAGCGTTTGTGTTATCCGTTGCCCACATCAACTCAACGTAGTGGGTCGGCTCTAACTGAATAATAAAGTTCCATGCGGCAACTAACCGAGCCGACGTACCTTGTAGGGCAATCGTGCTGGCGGTGTTTTCCACGTTGGTGCCGTTCTTACGCAGCCAAATGTAGACGTTGGTCGTAGCGCCTGAGGCTTGATCCAACTGCGCCGAAAACTGCACGTTATAAACGCCTTGGTTGTCCACTACGAGACGCGAGGATGGCGAACCAATGCTGACGCCGTTGCTGCTATCGGTTGTGTTAAACGTCATCGCGTAAGCGGTGTTGATGGATGCCGCCGTCTGCAAAGTAGTGTCCGAAAACGAACCGTAATGCAGAATGGGAACCGCACGGCCAAAACCCTGCAGTTCCTCCCACACGGTGTTGCTGACGGCGTAGAACATGGCCGAGCAGCCGACGTTAATCAGTCCCGAGCCTGCGCTGTTGATGCTGCTGCCAGAATCGTAGGGGTATACCAACAGCGGATTTGCCCCGCCGTTACGCACAATGATGGTTTCACCCATCTCGGTCGGAGGCAATCTAACGCCCGCGCCTGCGGCTACCGTTGTGACGTTGTTGTAAACGTAGGTGATGACCGTAGCGTTGCCAGCCGATGTGCCCGCAGCCACGACCGAGGCGTTGCCGTCACCACAGATGGACACCGTGGATAACTGCGAGACGCCCGAGCCGAGTACACGGGACGGGATTGCCATTACGCTGCCTGTGCCGTATCCCGACGGCAGCGCATGATCTCTGCAATCAGTCCCGGCCCAACCACCTCGATCTTAAGGTCGGGCATCACTTCAAACAGTTTCTGGAATTCGTTGGCCTGCTGGGCCATTGCGGCGTTGGCGTTGAATTTCTTGCCCGTAGGGCCGCCCACCCAGATGTCCACGGTGACGCCCGGCAGTTCGCCGGTAAACCGTTTGCGGCCGTCTGGGCTGTTGCATGAGTCGTACCCGTACAGCACGAACTTACGGAAGCCCATGATGTAGCCAATGTTGATGGCCCGTAGGCCCGAGGTCGTGCCCCCGCCAATGGCAAGTTTGCCCGGCCCCATCGCCTCCATTTCCGGCCCCTCTGCCCACGAGTGCCACAGCATCACGCGCTTGCCTTGCAAGAAGTCAAACGTGACGGGAGGGCAACGCGAGGCAACCATATACAGCGTGCGGTCATTCTTGCGCTGTATGCCGTTGGTGCGGTCGCGGGGGTCGAGGTTGACCCAGAAATCAGGTTCTACGCCGTTTTCGCATAGGAAGTCGTGCGCACTCTTAACCGCACCGATCACATGGCCGGCAGCGCGGTGCGCCTTGATGTCGTCAATGTAGTTCGGCATAGACCACCCGCTCGCCACCAGCACCATGGTTGCATCGTGCGTGATGGGAGCGAGGGTCAGTTCTGGTAGACCACGGGCAAGGGCAGACCGTATGTTGGAACAGAGTTCCTCTGGCGTGCCCGCCGCCTGCACCGTGATCTCCAGAGGCTTCATCAGACTGCGCCGCCTGCGCCCGTGACGTGCGGGTAACCCGCCACACAAGTGATTGCGGTTGCGCCCGATGCCGTAGCGGTCGCCACGATGCCAGCCACAAGGCCGACGCCGTTGCCCGACACGGTGGCGTCATCCAGCACGCCCGCAGTCGCCGTCGTAAAGAGCGGCACGTTGGGGGCGCAAGAAGCAGCCAACTTCACGACCGGCACGCCGCCCGTCTGCACCCAGCCATACGAGCCGGAGGCAATGGACACCTGTGCGAAACCGACGCGCTTGGAGGTCGCGGCGTTGGTCGTGGTAAGCATCACGGCGGTGTTGTTCGACAGCACGGCAACCGCAGCGTACTGCGAGATTTCCGATGCGGCCTGCACATACACAGCCTGTCCACCATCATCAAGGTTGACAGCGGTGCCAACGTTGAACGATGCAGACGTATCGGCATAGCCGAGTGACACGCCAATCAAATTACTTGTTGAAACAGTCATTGTCGTGTACCCCTTTAAGCAATCAACACGCCTTGGAACTGGCTGCCCGAGCAGGTAAGGTTACCGGCCCAGCCAATCAGTTTCACAATGGCGTCTTGGTTGACGGCCTGACGCTCGCCGCCAATCGGAACGAAATTCCGATCTTTGTGCGGGCGGAACATCAGGTACTTGGTGTTGAGGAACCACATGTGGTTGGCGTTCCCCGAACCGCTGTTGTAGGTGGACGAACCGATACCACCGTCCAGCACCACGTCGGAGGCCATGCCCGCGCCGTAATACTTGAGGGAGGCAAAGCCCGCGCCCGCCATACCCGACCCACTCTCCGTAATACGCTGGATCGCTTGGAGCGACTGCAGGTAGAAACGGTAATAGTTGTTGTCGGCCACGATCAGGTCAGGCTTGTCGGTTCCACGAACCAACTGCACCGCGAGGGCGTCCATGTAGCCCTGAATCGTCGTGCTGGAGACAGCGCCCGCACCACCGCCATCAGCGGCAGCCGAGAACTTCTTGCTCTGCCAGAACGACCACACAGCGCGGTTGATGCCACCGTAGGTGCCCACAGTCGGGTCATCCGGCACTGCAGCAGCAAGACCCGTGAGGTTCTTGCCCGCGTTGCCGGTGCCGTCACCGTACAGGTCACCGCTGATGCGGTTCGCCAACTGCGCTTCGGCCACTTCCATGCGACCGTCAAGAAGGTCAATGATGGCCTCCTTGCCCGAGTTCTGGATCATTTCCAGACCCGAGATGGTCACGGCGGAAGCGTACTGCGTGATGGAGAACTGCGCCGACGAAATCGGGCTGTTCTGTCCAACATTCAGCACTTCATAGCCGCTGTACGAGTTGGTGTTGTTGGTGGTCGGATCGGTATACATCAACTCTTGAAGGATGACGTTACCGCCCGAGAACGTTTTAACGTTCCCGCGCTCCTTGAGACGACGCAACAACGCGTTGTTGTTGGTCACGTTATCAGCCAACTCACCGCTACGGCTCTGGATTGTGGTAGCAATGATGTCGCTGATACTGGAATTGGCAAATGCCATTTTAATGCTCCTATATCAGTTGATTACAAACGCGTCTCTGTTTCGGAGAAAGCCTCCTCCAAGAGTGCGCGACGGTTTGCTGCCTTGGGAGCCGTGTTGGCGCTTGGTGTTGCGCTTCTGACACTCACCGCTGCTGCACGGGCCGCTTTCGCTGCCCGGTTGTACTCCTTAGCCTGTTTTGCGGCTTGCTCGGCCTGTTGGGCCTTGCTCACTTGCTCAAACAGGTCAGGGTTTAGACGGATCGCCTTGTCGTAAGCCTGCTCTAAAGTTTCTGCCATGCCACTCTGTAGGAGTTGAATCATGGTTGGCCGGACTTCTTCAAAATGATCTGCTTTTAACGAAAACTGGTTAATTTCGCCCAACAACTGCTGGTTTTGCTGCATTTCTTGCTGCTGTTTCCAGCCCATGACCTCGCCACGGACGTTGTTGAGTTCGTTTTGCAACTGCCACACCAGCGGGTCAACGCTGTTCTGCGGGGCAGCCTGCGGATTTGCGCCCATTGCGCCCAAATTGATGCCGTATGACTGCGCCAACTGCGCAAACAACTGCATTTTCTGCTGCGGCGGTGCGGTACGCAACGTGTAGTCGGCCTGCATCAACGCAGACACGGCCTTTTCGGGCGTCAACCCCATGCCTTGAATCGTCGGCAAGTACGGCTCAATGGCTTCCTGCATCGTGTCGGCAAACTGCGCCTTCGCAAGCAACGGTTCCACGCCAGCACGCATCTGTTCTTCGCGCTGCCATGCGTATTCCTGCATCTTGGGGTCGGCTTTCTGCCAAACGTCGTGGAAATCCTTTCTCCACGATGCTGGCGGACGACGCCATACAGGCGGTTCTGCTTCTTGCGCGGGTTCGGCACGTTCTGCGGTGCGTGGGGCAAAGCGCCCTTGTTCGTCACGACCGATTGCAGCCTCTATCGGCTCGCCTTTTTCGGCAGCCTCAAAGCCTTGTTCCAGAATTGCACGACGGTCAACCTCGGGTTGCTCGGTGCGTTCTACGTCTACTGCGGTGTTGTTGTCGTCCATTTATCCTCTCCTGTGGGGATTGGTGAAATTGGCGTGTTCCCGCAGTTTGCGGATGATGGCGTCGGCTTGGGCGTTGGTGAGGCGATTGTTGACCTCATACTTCAAACGCTCAAGGCGGCTTTCATCCACCTTTGGCTTTGCAATGTGCTTGGCGGGGTCGTCGTTGCCTACCTCAATGCAGTTGTTGGCCTTGAGGTGGCGTCTGTGTTCGGATCGGCTGCTGACCATCTTGCCGTCGATCATTGACCGATAGGGCTGGATGTCGGGCATGACGTAGTGATAGCGGCCCTTGGAGTCGCGCTTGCGCTCCACAAACTCGCCGTCAACTAAAACGTAGGTTCGCTTCATTGGTTTAGCGGGGGCGGAGCAGCCTTGTTCATCTGCGCAATGATCAGCCGCGTCTGGGCGTCCATGTCGGCCTTGTACTTGGCGGCGGCCTGATCGCTTTGCAGGCGCATGGCCTCCAATTGCGCTTCAAACTGCTGCTTTTGCTGCTCCATCTGCAGTTTCGTTTGGTTCTTGAGTTGTTCCATCTGCATCTGCTGCTGGAGTTTGGCCTGCTGTAGTGCTGACTCCATTTGCATACGGCTCTGCTCAACCTGCCCCTTTTGCTGCAGTTCGGCCTGCTTGCCTTGCGCTTCTTCGTTCGGCTGCTGCTGTTGAGCGGCCTGCTGGAGTTGCTGCAGCGTGGCGTCAATCTGACCCTCAATTGGGCGTGCAGCCTTGAACGCCTGCATCCCAAAGCGCAGCAATTCCATCATCATGGGCACCATCTGCGGGCTGGCCTGACCCACCGGCAACGCTTGGGCGAGGAACCCGCCAAACGCCTGCAGGAACTGCATACGATCTTGCTTGTTCTGGTTTTCGTCCAACATCACAAGGCTGTCAGCGGCGATGTCCACGCGGAAGTTGCGCAGCGGCTTATCGCGGAGCAATTCCAGTGCCTGCGGAATCAACTGCTGGTCAGCCGGCGTCATCTGCTGGGCGGCAGCGTAGGCGAGGATGGTTTCGGGCTGGTACTTGGTACACATCACCTGCGCCTTCAACCGGATCAACTCTGACGCAAAGAGGGCCACATCCTCCTGCATCGACCGCAGCCTCAGCCCGGCGTACTGTCCTTTGATTTGCTGCGCGGTCGCGGTTTCGCTGGCGTAAGACGCACCTCGGATGATGTCGCTGATGCCCGTGATTTCGTAGATTTGGCTCTTGATGTCCTCGCGGGCGCGGTAGCAGTTGAGGAGGGCGTTGGCGAGCGTGTCAAGCGGGAGAAGGTCAATGCTGCCTTTAAGGCCGCCCTTCTCGCTAAAAGCCATCCATTTATCGACTGGAATAAGCGCATTGTTGTCACCCTCGGTCATCAGGCGTTGCAGTGCCGGTTGGCTGGCGTCGTACACGCCGCGCACACGCAGCGACTTCACAAGGCCGTCAATGCGGTCAGACAGAATGTCCAACTCCATCGCCTGATCTTGGTACAGCACAAAGTCTGCGACGGGCACCAGCGTGTCGCTTGTCGTCGTCGCGTACAGCGGTTTGGGGCACGGGAAAAAGCCTTCAACGCCGAGCGGGTCATCGCGTTCGTCGATGATCTCGGGCATCCCTTTGCTGAACCAATAGACCTTTTCGGTTTCCTTGTCCCACAACTCGCAAATCTTGGCGCGGTTGTATAGGCGCTTATTCTCGTTGTACGCGTTGAGCGGCTCTGGGCCTTGGTCAAGCGGTATCTTGCGTGCGACTTCATCGCCAAAACGTTCTGCGAGCGCCTCACGGGTCATGTACACCCAGCGCCATACGCAAGAGACTTCTTCCCAAGTTCGGGCCGTGCTGTGCCCAAAATCGCGCCAGTGGACGTAATCCACCGGGGCGCACTCGTATTCGATTTTCTCCATTGGAGGCGGGGCGCCCTCGCCCTGCTCGATGTTCGGCGTGATGCTGACGCCATCATCCTCAAGCCCGATGGGGGCGGTATGCGGCTCGTATCGCAGCCATGCCGTACCACGACCGCCGAGGAACCGATCCTCAACGCAGTGGTTCATCGTTGCGCGGTAATCTGGGTAATGCTCAATTTCAAAATCAATGGCGCGTTCGATCAACTGCGAGGCTACGCGGCCCACGGGGTCGTTGTCGCCAAAGCGACGACTGATGTCGGCTTTCGGCAGTTTGGCGTACACGGCAGGCTTCAGCGTCTGCACGTTTGACCACAGGATGTTGAACTTGGCGCTTTCCGTCAGCGTCTGCCCACGGGTATCGTCGCGGTAACGCTTGATGATCTTCTTGGTACGCGCCGCCCACTTCGCAAACTCGCTGTCGTACTGCCCGATGATGCGCAGGTAACGGTCAAGTTTCGGTTGCACCATTGCGTCCATCAGTCTTTCCCCTTGTTGCGCTTGCTGATGGCGGCGGCCTTACTTTTAGCCTCTGCCTTGCTGCCAGCGCCCCATGCCTTGAGGGCGAGCGCAAGGCGCGTGGGCTCGCCGTTCTTCTCCATCGGCCCCGGCATATTGCCCATGCGGGCAAGGAACGAGGCGCGGCGCGGGTTGTCGCCTGCCTTCACCGGGGGCTTGAGCGTGCCACCCGTCTCGGCCTTGTAGGAAGCGCGGCCCTTTGCGTTGAGGCCGCCCTTTGGGTTCTTGCCCTCACTACGCTGCCACGCTGCGCTCATTTGTTTTCCTTCTTCGCCGTCTTTGCAGACTCACGAAACGCCTTTGCAGTAGGCGCACCCGCCTCCCCCGGTTTACGCATACGCTCGCCAGAGCCAGCCTTGATGCGCTCCTGCTTGGCGAGGATGTTTGCGTACAGACCGGCCTTTCTCATGTGTAGGTGCTGAACAGGCCGACAACGCGGCAGTTGGAGTTACCCGAGCAGGTGGCGGTGATTGCGCCCTTGCTCGCCACCTCAAGCGGAATCACATACACGCCAGCAGCCTGCGTAGCGGGGATGCGTACCAGTTCGGTACCGTTGTCACTCACTACAACAGTCGCTTCGGTGTTGCTGGCGACGTTGACCACGACGCTGTGGATGTATGCGCCCGCAGCAGCAAACGTCGTCGTAGAGGTTGCGGCCACTGCAACGTAGTTGTTGCGCACTGGACTAATCGCCGTCATATCCTTGCCCTCCTGCTCACCGTGCGGTCATGCACTGCCCACATATCGTTGAGCGTCACTGTATTGCCCGGCCCGACCATGAGCGGCTTTGGCTCCAAAGTCGGGGTCTTGTCAGCCTGCTCGGCGTATGATACCGCAAGCATACGGAAAGCGTCACTAGGGTGTGATGTCCAGTCGTGGCGCGGGGACTGGCGGTATGCCTTCTTATCCTCATCGTACTCGCGCTGGTACTGGCGCAGCGCCTCAATGCCCTCGCGGCAGCGTTCTGCGTCGAACCACACTTGCGGCAGGATCAACCGAACCGCTTGGATGCCACTTTGCACGCCGATGTCGGGCACCACGGCCAGTT